GTTCAACGACGACGCAGCCAAGGCCCCGACTTTGGAACCGCTCACTCCGAGCGACATGGATAAGCAGTTCGAAATCCTGAACAAGGCCATCCAGCAAGAGATATTCATTGCCCACCGTGTAACCAACCCCATGCTTTTCGGAGTCAAGACCGAAGGCCAATTGGGTGGACGCAACGAATTGGTCGAGGCCTACGAACTATTCAAGGCGACCTACGTCAACGACCGGGTCCGCAAGGTGGAGCGGATGATAAACTACCTCGGCTCGTTCAACGGAGTCGAAGGGATGGAACTTATCCCTGTGGAACCCATCACGGAGCGACTAAGCGAACAAGCCTTGTTGCAGATAATGACCCAAGACGAACTGCGTGAGAAAGCGGGTCTGCAACCGCTTGAGAAACCTGCCGACGTGGTTGGACCTAATCCCCAACCCGATGAGCAACCGCAAGCCGTGGAAGCCTTGCAGAGCAACGACAACATCAAGAAACTATCGGGCAGGGAGTATCAAAACTTGATGCGAATCGTGCGCCAGTATATGCAAGACAAAATCACCTTGGAAATGGCTCGGACCATGTTGTCAGCAGGCTTTGGGCTATCAGCCCAAGAGATTGACACGATGCTGGGCGTTCAGTCCCAAGAGTTCAGCGAGCCTCAATGGGGCGAAGAAGACGAGGACTACGGATGGGGCGATGAGGAGTTCAAGGTCTTGGAGGTCGTTGCAAGCAAGTTCGGATGTCATGCAGACGATTACCATGTGATGCACTCCAAGCCGATGCGGTTCGACACCAACATCGACGAAAACATCCGCTTGGCCTTTGCCGAACTGGGCGAGGAAGAGGTTGAACTTGACAAGAAGATTGAGGCGTATCGCAAGAAGAACCGGGACGCATCGGTTGAAGAAATGGCAAAGGAATTCGGGGTCAGCAAGGCGAAGGTCGCCAAGCGAGTCGCCTACCTAATCACAAAGGACCGCTACCCAATCAGCCGGGCGGTGGACAAGATTGCCGAGCAGAACCTTCCCAAGGGCGTGAAGGAAGTGGCCGAGCCAGTCTTGGAAGTCAGATACAAATACGCATGGGCCACAGGGTTCAGCAACAAGGACAAAGGCTCCAGCCGTGAGTTCTGTAAAGTGATGCTTGACTTAGCCGGGCAGGGCAAGGTTTACACTCGTGAGGACATTGATGGGATTTCTGCAATCATGGGATATTCGGTATGGAATCGCAGAGGCGGTTGGTATCACACACCGAGCGGAGTGAACAGGCCACAATGCAGGCACGTGTGGGAGCAGCAACTCGTCATCCGCAAAGGCAATAAAATCAGCAAGGCATGAAGGCACTATTCATAAGCGAAGAAACGCTACTGGACAATAGCATCATCAACGAGAACGTATCCTACACGCAAATCCGTCCTACGGTTGTCAAGGTCCAAGAGATGCGGATTCAGCCCATCGTTGGCTCTCCGTTGTACGGGGAATTAGTTACGCAGGTCGTCAGCGGTTCAACGTCTGCACTCAATCAAACTCTGCTGGAGGATTACATCCAGCCTGCGATGATTCAATGGCTTTACTACGAGTTGCCGATGGTCTTGGCGTTTAAGTACATGAACAAGGGGATGGTCCGTAGAACCAGCGAGGAATCAAGCCAAATGAGCATGGAAGAGATTACCCGGCTGACCGATAAGGTCAAGAACGATTCCGAGTGGTATTCCGAGCGAATTACCCGGTACTTGATGGAGAACCGCAACTCCTACCCCTTGTGGAACTCACCTCCATCGGCTCTTGACACGATCTACCCGAACGCCACCAACTATCGCACCGGGATGGTCTTGGACCGCAACCGAAGGATGGGAATCAGCAACTTGGACTACCCCTACCCTTACGGTCAATTCGGGGCGTGTAATGACTGCTAAGCATGGGAGCGCATAAAAAGAACATACTCAAGTTACAAAACTATGTCTTGGATAAAAATCAAGCAAGCCCTGCTGGACCTTGCCAACAACCATCCGCAAGTAAACTCCTTCGGGACGGGCGACCCGCTTGCAATCGGCACGGACAACACCATCAACCTACGAACCCCAAGCCGTGAACGCATCGTCTATCCTTTGGTCTTTGCGGATGTTCAGTCTGCAACTACTGACGCTGGGACTTTGGACCTTGTGGTCGGTGTCTATTTTAGCGACCGGGTGGAGTCCATCAAGCCGATGGGCGGAGTGGTTTCGGGAAGCCCTACGCTGGGTTGGCAGGATAACGAGGATGAGGTTCTAAGCGACCAGTTACAAATCGCACAGGACTTCATATCGTCGCTCACAAACGACCCAAGCGAGGACTGGACCCTATCGTCCACCGTGAACCTTACGAGGTTTGTAGAGAGCCGAGATGACCGCACCGCAGGATGGCAGGTGACGATGACTTTTGAGATTCCATTCGGTCATTCGGTTTGTGAAATTCCGACCTAATCTACATTTATACTAAAAGCAAATTATGCCTACACCTATTCTGCAACAAATGCTCGGTCAGGGCGGTACGATGGAATTCGTTGACGCTGCCGTTACAGGCAAAAACTACGACTTCTTGGTAGTCAACACCGCAGCCACATTCACAACCCTTACTGGAACTGGAAGCGAAAACCTGCTAACCGCTTACGCCTTGAGTGGCAAGTCCGTTTCCGCTGGTATCGTTATCAGCGGTCGCAACGGAGGCAAGATTACTGCCGTAACTCCATCCGCAGGTTCAGTCATCGGTTACACATTCCTCTAAGCGATGCTCATCGGCTACGGATACGGCTACCCGACCAATATGCTCATCGGTGGACTTGCTGCTGGTGTGTGGGGTGCGTTTAACGCAAGGGCTACGGCTGACGGAGCAACCGCTGCCGAGGCTGCCGTGAATGGCTGCCTGTTCGTCCGATTCGCTGCAATCTTCAATTTCTAATATGCCGACACCTTCGCTGATTTTAGTACCTGCACGATTCAAAACGGGCAAACTCTACACCCCAGTCGCTACGACTTCGGGCGGTGTCGTTCTTGGTGCATCGGGCGACTTCAATGTTACCCGTGCGACAACTGCGACCCGTGTCAATGCAAGTGGGTTGATTGAGAGCGTGGCTTCGGGGATTCCGAGGTTGGACTACTTCGCAAGTGGTGGCGTTGTTGGATGCCCTGCTTTGCTTGTTGAGCCGAGTGCGCAGAACATTATGGCTCAATCGGAAACTTTGAGCGTAAGCGGAAACTGGACGCAAATCAATGTTTTGGTAACGGGCAGCGCAATCGCATCCCCTGATGGCTTGGCTTCGGGAACTTTGATTGTTGCGACTTCGGGAAACCTTGAACACAAAATCTCTCGTGGCACAGCCACTACGGTTGCAAGCGGTGCGGTAGTAACAACAAGTTGCTTTTTAAAGGCACACGGCACAAACAATTTTGCACAATTAGTGATTGGTGGTTTTGGTTTTTCACCTACAAGCCCGTTCGCAAATTTTAATCTTACAAGTAGTGGTTCAGTAACGGCAGGAAATTATACATCCGCATTTATTCAAAATTACGGCAATGGCTGGTATCGTTGTGGGTTTACCGTTACTGCTGCTGCAAGCGGAACGCCAAGTTGTTTTATTGTGCCAATTATTGCAAGCGGTACTACAAGGGATGGAGTTTTTGCGGGGAATGGCAATGGCGTTTACGCTTGGGGCTTTCAGGTAGAAACAGGCTCAGTAGCCACCTCCTACATCCCCACAACCACAGGCTCGGTAACCCGCAACGCAGACGTGATAAATGTAACAGGCGCAGTCAGCGGTTGCATCGGCCAAACCGAGGGTACGATTTATGCGGAGGTGGATTATCGGAATTTTAGTACTGATACTCAAGTTATTATTCAATCAATAACAGACACACAAAACAGGATTGCAATTCAGATTTTTAGAAGCGGTGCAAATAATGTACTTCAAGCCTTTGCGGTTGTTTCAAATAGCCAAGTCGTAAGTATTACATACACAATTCCATCCGCAGGAATTTACAAGGTGGCATTTGCCTACAAATTAAATGATTATCAATTACATGTAAATGGTGTTGATAGGGGCGCAGATACAAGTGCTGGAGTTCCTGCGATGAACACAATCCAACTTGGAAACTTTGCGAGCGTGGCTCAATTCAACGACCGCATCCGTGCTGCTGCTCTCTACACCACAAGGCTCACCAACGCTCAACTCGCAGCCCTAACAACCCTCTAATGGCTACCTTCCGCAAGTACGCATTCCCCAAGCAGAGCGACGCTGACAAGGTGTTGGCTCTATGCACAGGCACGACCGCTCCCGTTGACCTCGGAGTCTTGGATGGCTTTATCTGCTACGACATCCTTTGGGAGGGCGACGCACCCGAAGATGCTACCCAGTACGAAACTTGGCCCGAACCCTGCGGAGTTCACTCCTTCCTCGGATGGGATGAACAGTACACCGAGGACTACAACCAACACAAATCGCTATGAAACTCTTCCGCAAACGCAACCCCGAAACCCCTAAACTCCCAATAATGAAATCAGCAGTCATTGCTTTACTTCGCCACCTGTTAACCTTCATCGGTGGAACCCTTGTTG